GACTGAGGCGCGCGGCGGCTTGTATGCGACTGCAGCAGGCGGTGCGATTACCGGTTTCGGTGCTGGCGGAATGGGCCGGCGTCGAGTTGGAACTGGAAGCCCGGCAGATGGATTTGCAGGCGCGATCATCATTGATGACCCGTTGAAGCCGGATGATGCTTTCTCGGACACGATGCGCGACCGGATCAACCGCCGCTTCACGAACACGATTGCCAGTCGGACGAACTCGCCCGAGACGCCAATCATCGTCATCATGCAGCGCTTGCATGAAAACGACATGACTGGCTTCTTGCTGAACGGTGGCAGCGGAGAGGAATGGGAGCATCTATGCCTGTCCGCGATCACTGAAACTGGCGAGGCGCTTTGGCCCGAGAAGCACTCGATTGAAATGCTGCGCCAGATGGAAATGGCCGACCCGTACACGTTCGCCGGCCAGTACATGCAGCGCCCGTCTCCGTTGGCTGGTGGCATCTTCAAGCCGGACAACATCCAGATCGTCGGGGCAATTCCTGCAGGCCCGATTGATTGGGTGCGCGGCTGGGACTTCGCCTCAACAACAACCGGCGACTGGTCTGCTGGGCCGAAGCTTGGCCTGCTTCCGGATGGGCGGTTGATCATCGGCGACATGGTTCGCATCCGCGTTGGTCCTGATGAACGGGATGCTGCGCTGGTTAATACAGCGGCTCGGGACGGCGACACATGCCGCATCTCAATTCCACAAGACCCTGGACAGGCTGGTGTGACTCAGATCAAGTATCTGGTGCGCAAGCTGGCCGGTTACACGGTCAAAACGTCTCCGGAGACTGGCAGCAAGATCACGCGGGCAGAGCCGTTCGCCAGCCAGATCAACGTCGGGAACGTCATGATGCTAAAGGCCGACTGGAACGACGCGCTGATTTCCGAGATGCGAATGTTCCCGAATGGTACCTGGGACGATCAGGTCGATGGTCTGTCTCGCGCATTCATGGAACTGATTGGCAGTTCTCAGGTTGAGATATTCATCCCGAACATCAAGGAGGGGCGCGTCTTGAAGACCATCAATGGCATGCCCGGAAAGACGATCTCACTCGAAACATCGGACACATGCGGTGGTTGCAATTATGAGGCAGACCTTCACTGCACGGAGAGAGTATGCCGCGTAAAGTCAGACGATCCAGCGTGCGATTATTTCGCGCGTCGCGCGTCGTGACGTGAAGATGACATCTCAGGCTTCATATCGACTTGCGCTATACCGTGCCACATCGGTTGCGTGACGACGGTTTCCGTGCCTGGCAGAGAAAACTGACGGATACCACTCCTTAAACCAAGCGCCAGCCTTGGAATGTGGCGCGCTGGCTTCATCGTCTTCAGTCGTGACGCCAACATTTAGCGCATGACTTCACCAGCATTCGATCAGAGCGCTCCGGCCGACGAGCGATACGACGCACAGTCGGAATTGCAAAAAGCCTCCATTTCGCGGGCCGATATCGTCCATTCCGACAATATCCGCCCGATGATTGATCATGTGGCGAATCTCTGGCGTGAGCAGCAAATGCTCAAGGCCAACGTCATTCCGTTCCCATCGAAGAACGCCGGCAAGAAGGGTATGCAGTCGGTCAAGATTGACGACCTTACAATTACCTTACAGGGCGACTACATCGAACGTCCTGGCAATATGTCGTTCGACATGCTGCGCGCGATGGTCGATCAGACTCCGGTTCTCGGTGCGGTGATGCTGACCCGCATCCGCCAGGTCAACGCCTTCTGCAAAGTGCAGGAGTCTGGCGACGGTCCGGGCTTCACGATCAACCACATCGACAAGACACACCAGTTGACCAAGAGCGAGGACGAATCGGTCCAGCTTTTGCAGCGCTTCTTCATTAACTGCGGCTGGGAGTTCAATCCGCGCAAACGGAAAATCCTTGGCCGCGATACGTTCAGCAGCTTCATGGCTAAAGCGGTGCGCGACTCGCTGGTCATGGACTCCTGCGCCATTGAGACGGAATTCAAGCGCGACCGCAGTCTCGGCATTGATGGCCTGTACGCGGTCGATGGCGCGACCATCCGCCTGTGCTCCGAGGAAGGCTACCGGGGCGACGACAAAATCTACGCGCTGCAGGTTATTCAGGGGCAGATCAGGGCTGCCTACTCGCACTACGATCTGGTCTACGAGCCGCGCAACCCGCAGTCGAATGTGCTGACCGCTGGCTATGGCCTGTCCGAGACCGAGCTTCTGGTGCGCGTTGTCACCGGCTTCCTGAACGCCATGACCTTGAACATCCGGGGCTTCTCGGACAACTCCATCCCGCGCGGCGTGCTGCACATGACCGGCAACTATGGCGCGGATGACCTGGCGGCGTTTAAGCGTTACTGGAACTCGATGGTGAAGGGGGTTAACAACTCCTGGACCGTCCCGGTGATGATCTCCAAGGACCAGGAGAGCAAGGCCAGTTTCGAGAACTTCGGCGTCGAATTCAATGAGATGTACTTCTCGAAGTGGATGACCTTCCTGGCTTCGATCATCTGCGCCGTCTACGGCATTGCGCCGGACGAGATCAACTTCGAATCGTTCAGTTCAGGCAAGTCCGCGCTGTCCGGCTCCGATACCGCAGAGCGCCTGGCGGACTCGAAGGACAAGGGCTTGCGCCCGCTGCTGTCCTATTTCGAGAACCTGTTTACCGATTACGTCCTGGGCGACTTTGGCGACAAGTACGTTTTCCGCTGGACCGGGGTTGACGAGGTTGACCAGGAGAAGCGGCACGAACTCAAGAAGGCGATTCTGTCGATCAACGAAATCCGCGCTCAAGAGGGGTACGAAAAGAGCGACGCTGTTTGGGGCGATGCGCCTGCAAACCCGTCGCTGGTCGGTGCGTGGATGAACGACATGCAGCAGCAACAACAGGCCGAGCAAGGCCCGGACACAAGCGGCGAAGAGCAACACCCAGATTACAAGGAAGATGGAGAAGACGGTGCAGAAGAGCAGGACGGTAGCGAACAGAAAGACGAAAACGATGACGATGAGGGAAAGGGCGGCATTGTTGGCGCTGGTAGTGGTTCTGTCGGTTCTGACAATAGCGGTGGGGATCGTGCTGGCGATGACGACAAATCTGGTCTTGCGAAGTCTGGAGACGCATTGGGTGAATCCCTCCTAAAAGCGAACCAGTACGGTGTCGGAATCGATGACGAGGTGTTTTATAGTCACCCAGAATCAGGCGTGACTTCCGGTCGTGTCCGCGCCATTGGCAAGGATGGGATGACCGTAGACGCTGGAGACGGCAAGTTTAGCGGCGTGCTCTGGGATGCGTTCCGTGGTCACAAGAAACGTGCCGAGCGTCAGTACCACGTCGTTGATCGTGGCGAGTCTGGTTCCGTTGTCGAAGACCCGCTGACCGGCAAGCGCCATTTCCTTTCCGGCGAAATGCCAGAGGACGACGAAGACATGGCCGACGAGCGCGAGATTGTGCTGGGCAAACCGCTGGTCAAGTCAGATCCGACCGTGGTTGAGAAAACCGTCTATCTTCCGGCCGAGTCTCCAGCCCCTGTGATCAATGTTGCAGCAACGGACATGCAACCGCTGGTCGATGCCATGCAGAAGGCAATGGCCGACCAGACAAATGCACTTTCTGCTGCGCTCGCCGAGCAAACTGTTCGCATCGATGCTGTCGCGGATGCAGCCAGCAAACCGGACGACATGACCAAGGCGCTGACCGCCATGCTCGCAGAAGAGCGCAAGCCGATGGAAATAAACCTGACGCTGCAGATGCCGGAACAGAAGCCGCGCAGCCAGACCGTTCGCCGCAATCCTGACGGTTCGATGAGTGTTGAGGTGAGCGATGCGTGAGACGAAGGTTTCGACGTTCGCCGTCAATCTGCAGGCGGATGCTGTTGGTTCAAGTCTTGATGACGGGTATCTGCACGTCTACGGGGATGCGAAGCCAGCATCTTGCGACATAGCGCCGGCGGACATTCCGCTCGCAACGCTTCGGTTCGGATTACCGGCATTCAATCCTGCTGTCAACGGTGTGATTCTATCGCTCCCGTTGACTCCGGATACAAACACATCAGGCGGCAAAGATGCTGTCTGGTTCCGCGCGTCAACCGTTTCCGGAGATTCTGTTTTTGATGGAACTGTCGGACTGACCGGTGGCGACGAAGGAAATTTGAATATCAACGAATCACTCACGGTGCAGCCCGGTGGAGAGCTTCATATTGGCTCTGTCGCCTACCGTGTTGTCTCACCATGAGGGAAGCCATGCAGGAAGAAGGACAATCCGAATCGTGCGAAGACGCTCATACATGGAGCGGACCCGATCGTCGCGCCTCAAGCAAGGCATGCGAAAAGCTAGAGGCGCTTGAGCATCGTGTCGACAAGTGCAAGCAGACTTTTGAGCTTGATATCGGGCGCATTCAGGAGTCAGTCACATCTGTGAAGATTGAAGTTCATGGTCTGCGCGCAGACGTCCACAAGATGACCGAGTCAATCGGATCTATCAATACGTCGCTCGAGACGATTGCCAACACAATGACCAAGATGACCGACTTCCCAGACACTTGGGCAAAGATTCAGGGATTCTGGGCTGTCATGCGATGGGTGCGCGATAACTTCATCCCGATTGCGGCCGTACTCGGAGCGATTGGATACGGTGTGTATGCGCTTGGGAAAAGCATGGGGGTGACAATCTGATGACGCATCTTGTCATCGGGTTTTCTCGATCAAACACGATCATTGGTCGAATGATCGAGTGGTTGACACGCGGGCGCTGGTCGCACTGCATGCTGATGCACCCTGGCATGAATCGCCGCTATATCGAGTCATCCGGCATAGCAGAACCGTCTGGTGTTTATGTGCGCGAGGTCGATGCCTACATAGCGCGCGGCGATTGGGATTTCAGAATGATTCCGCATCCTGATCCGGTGGCTGTTTGGTCGGCTGCGTTTAGCCAGATCGGCAAACCCTATGACTGGATGTACCTATTCGGCTGGGTATTCAGGCGCAACTGGCAGCACAAAGAAAAATGGGTCTGCCATGAGTTGATTGCATGGGCCGCACAGGAAACGGGGCATCCAATCATTGATATGAATGATTCTCACTGGCTGACGCCGCAGCATCTCTACCTGATTTCAAAACCACTTGAATGACTATGACCATATAAGGGCTGACCATGTCGACACCGATGATCTACACCACCAAAGGAAACCTCCCGATCAGCGACTTGGCCTACGCCACACGCTGGGAAGTGACCGACGAATACACCAAGTTGGTAGAGACCTACTCGCTGGGTGATGAAGTTGTGCGTGAGTCTGCGCACGTTTTGACCAAGCGCGGGCTGACCGCTGAACCTATCACCCAATCTTTGAATTAAGGAGCCATCATGGCGAATTCACAAGGCATTACCGGCGCTGCCAAACAGGCAGCTCTCGCAGCCATCGTCAACGGCAAGACCCTCAAAGGCTCGCTGTATCTGGCCTCGGCAACCACTGGCCCGACCAACGCGGCGTACACCGCCACTGGCGAAGTCTCCGGTACTGGCTACACCGCAACCGGCGCGTCCGTCACCAATGCGAACAGTGCCGGCTTGACTGGCACTACAGCTTACTGGACTCCTTCGGCGTCTATCGCCTGGACCACCGTCACCTTGGCAACCGCGTTCGATGCCGTGATGATCTACTCCACCACTGACTCGGATCGCTCCATCGGCGTGTTCACCTTCGGTAGCCAGACCATCACGGCGGGTAACTTCACGCTGACGATGCCTACCAACGACAGCACGACCGGCTTGGTTCGGTTCGCATAATCATGACCACACTACTTGAAGAACTCACCTCCGGCCCGCTGGCCGAAGAACTCGCTCCGCACATCGCCGTCGGAGCAGACGGCGTAGTTGAGGCAATCCTCAACCGCAAAGACATTCCAGCAAAAGGCAAAGTCGCAAGTCATGACATTCGCCAGTATCTGATGTTGGTGGACCTCCTGATAGCTATCGAAGCCAGCCAGCAGCCTGCTTGCGTTGCAGCTAAACGTGCGCTCGAAGTATTCCCGATCTTCGACCTGAGCAATCCGATGATCCTGGGCAAGTTCACGCAAGTTCTGGATGGTCTGGTCGCTGAAGAACTGATCCCGGATTTCACTGAAACGAACAAGCTGGTGATTCTGAGCCTGGCCGATACGCTGATTTCGCGGGCGGAACAAGCAGGACTCGGCAGCGTGACCATCGAACAAATCGCGCAATCGACAAGGGGATAAACCATGACCACAACCACCCTAGCGCAAGGTACGCGCAGCGCATCAGTTCTCAATCTTGGCACGCTGGCAAGTGCGACTTACGTCATGTCTTCCGCCATTGACCTTGGCGCAGCCATTCCGATTGATGTCACCTTCGAGGTGGAGGCTGACGCCAACGGAACGCCATCAGGCAACAAACAACTGGTGCTGTTCTGCAAGTTCAGCCTTGATAACAGCAATTACGGTTCAGGTCCGGAAAGCGGAACCACGGCAACGGAAGAATCTGATTTGCATTTTCTTGGTGTGTTGCCGATGAACGACACCAACACCCACCGCAAGTTTTTCTCGATCTCAGGATTGCCGACTGCGCGATACCTGAAACTGGTGGTTAAAAATGATCTTGGTGTAGCGTTGACTTCTGGCAACGTCTACCAAGCCAATATCTCGGCGAACTCGGCCTAAATCGTGGCTTCGATAATCCTGCCTCGGAGGTTTACGCAGCAGCCGCAATCGGCTGTTGGCGTAAATTGGAACAATTCACTTACGAAGGGGTTACAACACCTTTTCAACGGTACACATGAGATTGTCAATAACGCAGCGTTATATTCAGCTGCAAACTTTGACCAACCAAGTTTCAAAAAAGATGCCTACTATGGAAATGGTGTCGCTCAAACAATAGATAAGACAAAATTAGCAAAATCAAGATATGCAGCGGGGCAACCATTCACGGTGATGTCTATTGCCACAATCATGAGTAGCAGTGCTACGGCAATAGGTTCTCAGTTCTATGATGGTAATTATGTTTCCGGTATAGATTGCCAAGGTTGGCACTTGCATACAAGGACGGATGTTGGGGTCGCTTATGCTAAATTTCAGTTGTATTATAATAACGTTGGATCAGCCTTATCCGTCGCTATATCGCCCCATACGCTCGGTACGGTAGTGATGGTGATCGGTCGGTTTAACGGCGCGAGTAGTTCAATTCACGCTAGAACAGACAACGGTTCAATCGTATCAACCTCAGGATCACTGACTAATTTAATTCAGGTATCTGAAGCAAATAGATTGATTATTGTTGGTAGAAATGTATCTGGAGAATCCAATTCTGCGGTGCACTTTGCCGCTAACTGGAACAGGGCACTGACTGATTCAGAAATATCTAGATTGATGACTAAAGGTGAGATATTCGGCCTGTATAAAAATAAGAAGCAAGTCATCTATTCCTTCGGATCATCATTCCCCGTTCTCACCTCCCTCGCGGTGAGCAACATCACCAGTAGCGGCGGACGATTGACCGCGAGCGCATAAGCTATGCCGCAAACGCTCTACATCGTCACCTACCCCGCAGGCACCGGCACACCGTCAAATGTGCAAATCGTCGCCGGGCAGGATTCGACAGGTGCAGCGGCATCGTGGGCAGGCAATGCCGCATGGACAGGATCGGGTCAGTATCTAGAAGCTACCGGGTTAAGCGCATCGACTGAGTACGACAGCGCAGCGGTAATCTATGACGGCGCGACGTATTCCAATGTTGTGCAGGTTGTCGGTACTTGGACGACGCTGAGTGGGGCTGCACTTCGCTTTGCACGACCATCTTCCGACATCTCAGCAGGCGCATGGACACCTTCAACCGGCTCAGACCTCTATGACATGCTGGACGAAACGACCGCCAGCGACACCGACTACATCGAGACAACCACGGCAAGCACCTGCGAAGTGGCACTCAACGCAGTCACCGACCCGGCAACGTCATCCGGTCAGGTCATCACGATCCGCGCTCAGTCAGCCAACGGTAATGATCTGGTGGCTACCTTGAAGCAGGGTGCAACGACTATCGCCACCCGCACGTTCACCAGTCTCGGCGCGTCCTGGGCTGACTACACCATCACATTATCCGGCGCTGAGTGTGATGCGATCACTGACTACGCCGATCTCAGTGTCACCTTGGAGGCTCAATAAATGTCTGATAACACCACCTTACCCGGAACTGGGGACGTAATTGCCTCAGACGACATAGGCGGCGTCAAGTACCAACGTGTCAAGCTTACACATGGCGGCGACGGCGAAGCTGTAGATGCTTCTGAGAGTAACCCAGTCCCAGTACAAGACAGCGACGGCAACGGAATACTCGGTCGCATCCTACAGATGCTGCTGTCGCCTCTGGGCTATGACAAGTCACTGCAACGGCAGCGCGGAACGGTGGTGGTTGAGACACTGCCAACGCTGGGAAATGTCACCACGGTGAGTAGTGTCACCAGCGTTGGTAGTGTCACCACGGTGGGAACCCTGACCAACCAAACCAACATCGGCGGATTCAACGCGGATGCTCAAGTTCGCGCAAACATCAACGCGGCATGGAACTTAAACGTAAGAGCGAGGATCACCTAAATGGCAAACACATTCAAAAAAGTCATCGACATGCTGGCGTGGAGACAGGTTGCTCCGTCGCCTAACGCCCATACTGCTGCGGGTATTCTCGCGTCCGACATGCGATCAGGCATCAGCAGGAACCCGTTCGTTTACAACCTAGTCAACGCTACGACGTTCAACCGATACAACATCGTCACGAAGGCGTGGAACCTCATTGGGTCCCCCGCACTTGGCGGCACTTACGCTGCCGGTGCAGAAGCGGTTTTCGTACCTAGCTTCGGTCTGGTCGGGACCATCGCAGCCGGTGCCACGACAACCTCTGTCGTGCTGTCCACCGCTCTCCCCGCAGCGGTAGGTATCAACATGCTGGCGAATCGTGGAGGTTCAGGTGACTACGGCTTCAAGCTGCGCATCACCGACACCACAGCGGGCAAGACGGAAGAGCGCTACATCGTCGGCAACACAGCAAGCACCACCCCGACGATAAAAGTGCTGTCCGCATTCTCGTTTACGCCGGCCACTGGCGCACGGTACGAAATCGTCGCTGGTCGCCTGTTCATGCTGTCTGCCGGCGCTCTCGCCGCCTCAATCTTGCGTAGCTACGAACTGGCGACGAACTTCCTTGCCAACAAGGTAAGCACCAATCTACCGGCCACTGTGTCGACCGACACCGCGTTCATGGTGTTGGACGAGCAGTACACACCTTACGACTGCATGCCGGGTGAGGGCATGATCCAGGGCACATTCGTCTATGACTCCGGGGTAGAGACGCGCCACGCGCTCGCTGCGACTGCGGCGGCTCCAGGGACGCTGACCGGGCAGGCAACGCTGGGTGACGCTGTGATTCTCGCCAACGAGTACCGCAACTTCCAGATTCGCATCGTGCAGGATACCGCCACGCCAACGGCAGTCGGTCAGCGCCGCATCATTGCCTCGCACACGGCTGGCCCTTCGCCGGTTTACACACTTGGCACAACATGGACGGTAACGCCTTCGTCCTCTGCCAAGTACGTCATCGAGTTGCCGAACCTGATTGTGGCGCGTTCCTCTGCGACCACCACGGTCTACACCTATAACTACACCGACGCGACCATCAACAACGGCACCAACAGCATCACTGCGGACACTTGGAGCACTACTTACTTCGCAGCCGCAGGTAATGCGATGGCCACAGGCTGTATGTGGGCACCGTCGTGGGGTATTCAGCCGGATGACGCTCGTAATGCGCGTCATAGCCACTGTCACTTCTTCCGGGGTAGCTCGGCGACGGTTGACATGCTGGACATCGCGGGGGCCATAAACGGCTCATGGACCAACGGTCAGACCATCGACGGTGCAGTGACACTTACCGCAGCGTCATGCGGTGCGTATTCTCCCTACGAAAACGAGGGCCGCATGTTCTACATGAACGCCTATGTGGCTTCTGCGGTCAACCAGATGTACCGCTTCGATGTGAAAAACCGGGTAATGGCACCGTTCACACCGACCGACTTCCTGCAGGCTGGCACGGCGGCGCAAGGTAAGCGTATGGCTTCGTACTGCGTTATCGACGGCACGGACAACTACGACTGTATCCTGCTTCAGTCTCACCTTTCAACCGTCTCGCAAGAGATGATCCCCTTGGTCTAAGGAGTAGTTATGCCGATTTTCACTGATACGGTACGCATCGCGTACAAGCTGCTGCCGCTGATCTTGCATGCAGACGGCAGCGCAATGGTCACTCTGCGCAAGGGGTACGTTAAAGAAGATGGCGAGTGGAACGAGATTGACTGTCTGGAACTTTCGATCTCGCCTGAGAACACGTCTGTAATACTGGACGCTATGTCCACGCCTGGGCTGACCAGGAGAGACGACTTGTCATATGCGATCTACACGTACTTGGTTACCAACGGACTAGCACCTGCAGGTGAAGTGAGCTAATCCATGTCGCTGCTGCTAATCTATGGCAAGTCTGCAGCAGTAGACGTAAAAGTCTCGTGGGTGCAGTTCGATGCACTGGCGGTGACGGACGTATCTGTTGCGCTCGTTGGATCAGCGGTAACAGCGTCGGTCGGCACGATTGCGGCGGTTCAGTCACTTGAACTGAGTGGTAGTGCGGTCACAACGTCCACCGGGACAATCACCGCTTCTGCGGTAACGGACATCAATGTTGCCCTGACTGGAAGCGCACTCACTGCCACAGCAGGTAGTGTGTCGGTACAGAGCAGCAAGGCGCTGGCTGGGTCTTCGGCAGCATCTCAGGCGGGTACTATCACAGCCACCGTCGCACAGTCCGCTGCGCTGACCGGCCAACAAGTCCTCGTTTCAACCGGAACGCTCTCGGCTGTCAATACAAAGGCGCTGACCGGCGATCAAGCCATTGCCTCAACTGGCACGCTGGCGCACGCGAAGGCCGCAGCCCTTACCGGGCAGCAAGTCGCTGTCTCAGCCGGTACGCTGGCGCAATCAAAGACTGTCGCGCTGACTGGCAGCGCAGCGACTGCCTCTACGGGTAGCATCTCCGAGCAGCACATCAAGGCACTCGCGGGAGCGGCATCAACCACACAAGCCGGCACGCTCTCCGCGACCGTCGCACAATCCGCTGCACTGACAGGCGGCTCAGTCACAGCTTCGGCGGGCACGCTCCACATCATCAGCGTCAAGGTGTCGTGGGTTCAGTTCGACGCACTGGGCAGTGCGGACGTAACTTCCGCGATCTCTGGGGTGTCTGTAGTAACTCACGCCGGCACGCTCACAGCCACCGCCGCACAGTCCGCTGCACTGACCGGCCAGCAAGTCATGGCCTCAACCGGCACGCTCTCGGTTGTTAATACGAGGGCGCTGACTGGAGAACAAGTCGCAGCATCAGCGGGGGCACTGGCCCATGCTAAGACCGCAGCCCTTACCGGGCAGCAAGTCGCTGCCTCAGCCGGTACGCTGGCGCAAGCAAACGCGGTAGCACTCGCTGGCTCATCAGTCTCGACCCAGGCTGGCACAGTTGTCGCAGTCGTAGAAGGCGCAGCATCGCTGGTTGGGTCGGAAGTAACGACCGCTGCTGGTACGCTGGCGCACGCGAAGACCGTCGCACTGACAGGAACGTCGGTCACTGCGTCATCCGGGTCTGTCAGCTACGCTGAGTCCAAGCAGGCGGCGCTTATCGGGGCGGAAGTCACGGTATCGGCAGGCACCACAGCGCTTCAAGTCAGCAAGCCGCTTTCTGGCAGCGCGGCCACAACCGATGCTGGTACGCTGGTCGCTACGGTCGCGCAAACGGCCATACTGACTGGCGCGAATGCCGCAACTTCAACCGGGATATTGGGTCACGCGAAGACTGTAGCTTTGGCTGGTGTGTCGGCCACAACATCTGTTGGCGCACTATCAGCCACCGTAGGAAAAACTGCTGCATTAGTTGGCTCTCAGACGACAACTTCAGTTGGTACTGTTACGCCGGTCAAAGAGATTCTGGTCGCGCTTACCGGTGCTCATGTTTCGGCTGACGTTGGCACGTTCACTATCGCCAGATCAGCGGTGGTTGATGGCGATGAAATCCATGTCTCAGAAGGTTCTCTTGTATGCGACAAAACAATCGCACTATCTGGCGCTTCGGCGACGACATCGGCTGGTGCGCTTTCGAATGAACGATCTGCCAGCGTTACTGGATCGCAAGTTACCGTAGGGTTTGGTGCGTTCGATATACTCCGCACGAAGTCGCTTATCGGTGCGGCCATTACGTCTTCGGTGGGGTCGCTATCCACCATCGATACGCTTGGCACAATTATCTATACAGAGGATGGCGATATGACGCTGGCAGAACTGATTGCTTTGATCCCGACCAAAACCGAAGTATCAGATGCGGTATGGACGCACGCAACAGCCGTAGATTTTGCAGACAAGATGCTGATATGTAGTGCGATTTTGAGGAACAAAACGGTCACTGACCCGACAACTGGCGTTATGACCGTCTATGCTGATGATGGCGTGACACCGTACCTTACGGCACAGTTGCACGAAGATGCGGCTAAGACACAAACGTATCGAGGTAAAGGTGCAGAGCACCGAGAGAGATTGCAGTAATGTTTGAAGACAAGGTGGGCTGACGATGGCACTGGTTGCACGCGGACTTGGACTATTCGGTGACGTACTCGTTGCCAATGGGTTAGGCCGAAGTGCGCGCAGCGAAATCCTGCACGGTGACATTGATGTTGAGTGCGGGGCACTCGAAGTATCCGGCAATGCATCGCTCAGACTCGCCTCCGTCGGTCAGTACGCAGGCGGACAGCCTGGCGGGCGTCACGGAATCATCCCGTCGACATCATTCATCGTCGCGGAGTATCAGCGCCAGGAAATCGAGCGGCAGCTTCGCCGCGTTCTATCTGGCAGCATATCGGCAGAGCAAATCGGCGCGGACGTTTCTGCTTCCGGCAGGGTGAAGTCGGTACGGCTTGTCGCATCCGCCTCAGTTGATTCTGTCGGCGCAGCAGACTGCAGTGCGTCGGCAGAGTTCGTTGACGTCGAACTTGAAATGATGGCGATCCTTCTGGCGGCTTAGTGTCGTGACGCAAGACTGTTGCAATGTGCGAACACTGCGACGAAGAACTCTTGAAGGCTGCCCGTCCGGGCGATGACCCATGGCGACCGCATGAGTCGCAGTTTATCCGCCACCTGATCGAGCAATGGACCAACAAGGGGCTGGATAAATTCGGCGCGCTGCAGTCCGAGTTGTCTCGCTGGCTGGATAACAAGGACCGGCCTGGCTATGTCGTCACGCCTGGTTCGGTCCAGAGATGGACTCCTGGAGAGCTTTCGGCCGCGCGGCATTACCTTGAAAACGTCCCGCCAGAACTGTTCACGCTTGATGACTGGATGATGGTTGTCGATTACCTCGTCCAGCGCTACTTCCCGCAGGACGTGATGTTGCAAGAAGCCGAATGGTTGGCTGTTCGCTCGAACATCATGGGGCAAGTCCAGGCGCGCGCCAGCGGCATCACGTTTGCGCAGGCGACCGCGCTGATGATGGCTGCACCGTTCAGCATCAAATCCACAGAGGCGATGTTTGGCGGCATGGCAAGCCAGCAAAAAGCCGCGATGGAGTTCGGATCGGCTCGCTGCTGCCAGTACGTGACCAGCATCACCGATAAGATGCGCGCCAAACTCAAGACTTCGATCATCGACTGGCAGGAGCAGAAGTTTCTCGGCGTGCCAGACAAGGAAGGTCGGACCTCGTTGCAGCAGAAGCTGCTGGACGACTTCGGCGACATGAATCGTGACTGGCGGCGAATTGCCGTTACAGAGGCTGGCGAAAACGCGAACCAAGGGTTTATCGCATCGTGCGCAGTGGGTGATCAGGTGCGCCGGCATGAGCGTTACGACGGCGCTTGCGCGTTCTGCACTTCGGTCAACGGGAAGGTCTTCGACGTCGTGTCGCCGGATGCCAAAGAGAAGAACTGGGACACCCAGGTTTGGGTCGGCAAGAACAACGTCGGCCGATCCTCATCGCCGTACAAGAAAACGCCGACCGGCCTGGTCAAGCGCATGGACTCTGAAATGTGGAAGCCTTCTTCTGGCGTGTTCCACCCGCATTGCCGTGGCATGTGGGAAAAACTGACGAAGACGGTTAGTGGCAGCAACAGCCAGTTCGATGCCTGGCTGAAACAGAATCTAAAGAAGGGTTGATCAATGACCATCATGTTTTTCGTCACCGACATCATCAAGGGCGCTGTGCGTGGCTACGAGCGTCGCCTTGCCAACGGTCGCGTCGTCCAGGTGTCACCGCATTCAAACTCGCGCGGAGCCTCCAAGGACGCGCACACGTCTGATCTGTTCGCCCGTCCGAAAGCACCACCCATGAAGGCGTCGCCGTTCTCTGACGAATGCATGAAGAAGCCTGAAAAATGCACGAACGATCTATTCGGCGGCGAAGGTGCAACCGCCGAGCAGTTGCATGCGGCTGTTCAGAACGCGAAGTCTTCCGGCGTGCCGATTCACAAGTCAATACTGGTGTTCACCGAGGACTTGCTGAAGGCGACCGTGAAAAAGGAGATGTGGATTCCTGCGTCGGTGAAGAAGGACGGCACGGTAATCCATGCCCATCACAAGATGGTCAACGTCTCGGACGACCACGACCATGCCAAGGTCGGAAACGGCCAAGGCTCGCACTACCAGAAAGCCGCGCACAAGAAGCTGTCGGCGGAACTGAAAGACTTCGGCGCGCTTGGCGACCACGACAAGGCGATGCTGGTCCTGGCGCACGCCACCGATCTGCAGGCCGAGGCTTCGCTGTCCGCTGCTGTTTCGGGCTGGAAGGCGGCAATGCTCGCCGGCCAGACGCCGACTTCCGGCCAGAAGAAGGCGTACTTCGAGTACGCAGCTAAGTACCCGGTCAAAGTCGCCAAAATGGCGACAGATATCGAGTCGGCCATTGGCGCTGAAAAGGCCGAGGCATTGATGGGTGTCGTGTCGAAGAAAACGGAAAACAGCGACACGTCGCCTGTTCATGTCGATGCGAACGACAAGAAGCCCATGACCCCGAAGGAATACGGCGCAGCGGCGTTCGCTGCTGGAAAGCCGCACGCAGCAGGTATCGACCAGGACTTCTTGCAGGCGCACAACCATCTGCCGTATGCCGAATACATGGACGCGCTGCAGGAGTGGTCTGTCGGCTGGAATGCCGCGAACATTGCCGCTCCGGTACCAGAGCCTGCCAAGCACCCGGACCTCAAGACCGGCGCTGTGCTGAAGCTGGACAGCCAGTACGCCAAGATGAACGCGGGCGACTGGACGATCTACAACCAGAGCGCAGACTCCTACCAGATGCACAAGGTCGGAGCGACGGTGCCTGGCCCGAAGAACACCGTCTCAATCCCGAAGGAGACGCTGCACGCTGCGCTCGCTGCCGGTACTGCAAAGGTGGTGCTGCAAGCGGATGATTCGCCGAAGGATGGCGACACCAAGCAAGGCGAAGGCGGGACGCTGACCTTCAAGGACGGGCGTTGGCACAAGTCGCCGTCTTTAGCCGAAAAAGAAAAGGCAGAATACCAGGCGAAGATGGCCGACAAGAAGGTCGTCGATTACGACGGTGGCAAGTGGTATCTGCTCGCCATCGGCGCAAAGCTCTCGGCCGACGAGACGGTGTATGCCCACCTATCCAGTGTCGATCAAGGGACGTATCAAAAGAACGGATTCAACCCGAAGCAGGTTGCCGTGTGGCTGCATGAATCAGAGGTCGCGCCAGACGTTGACCCGCACACCATCCCTGGCGTTGATGGCTGGCACGCCTCGCTCGATGCCGGCAAGGTGCCGACTGTCGAGCAGCACGAAGCAATGACTTACGAGGAACTGAACGGCCAGCAGCACATAAGTGCGGCGATTGCCAAGCATGGGCTGGATAAAGTTGGTCACTTGATCGACAAGGCAGGAGAGCAGTGGCTTGCAGCTTCGAAGCCATCCACTCCCGACATGCCGTCGCAGGAAGCAATCAACGCCGTGATTGATCATATGTCGGTCCTCGCCCACGTTCCGAGTGAAGCGCTGGAGCGTGTCGTTACGGCTCTGGCGAACAACGCAGGGCTGAAACCTTCCGCGTTGAAGACGGCAGTCCAGCACTTGAAGGCGGAAAACAAGAAACAAGGCGGCAAGGTCGGTGCTCCGGTAATGCCTGACGTTCCTCCTGCTGCCGGCGAGACTGTGTTGTTCGACAACGTAAACGGGCACCATGTGAAGGTCGTCAAGACTGCCGATGGCTTCTATCAGTCGTTCATCGACGATGAACTGGACGGCGACGGCTGGTCTTCTCCGATGTACGCGCTCGACCAGGCCATGCAAACGGCCGGCAAGATGGATGCTGCCGCTGGCAAGATGGCGGTGAACGCTTCGTACAAAGGGCACAACTACCAGAAGCAGAAGGACGGCTCCTGGAAGAACATCTTGACCGGACAGGATTACAGCAAGAACGGCTGGAAGGCTGCCATGTTCTCGATGCTGGCCGGCGAGATTCCTGCTCCCGCATCGCCGCCGATGCACTCAGCGTCCTATGAACTTGCGGTCGAGGTTGCTGTCCAGAACGAAGGCGCTGACCCGATAAAGATGCTCAACCTGGCCTTTCATCCAGGCCAGAAAACGCAGGAAGGCGGGCCGAAAGAGGGCGACGTCAAGGAAATCAACGGCAAGAACTACGTCCTGTTCAACGGTCGCTGGCACTTGCAGGTTGCTCCATCCAATGTGTCTGCTGAAGACGAGCACGCGCTCAAGTTGTGGATCTCGGCTGGCATGCCGCAGACCGACAACACGGACAAGACCATGTGGGCGCTTTGGCATTCTTTGACCAATGGACAGCAGGAGTTTCTGAAGGAAAAGGCCGAGCAGGAATCGGCCAAGCCGGCAGCGTCCGATGCTCCTGCGCCATCCGGCACCTGGCAAGTGTCGATGAACGACGAAGGGTTCAGCGGGAACAACGTGATCCTGCTTGAGCACACAGCCACATCAACCATCTATGTGGGCTGGGACAATGACCTGAAAGAGTACCAAATTGGCACATCCGATGCCGATGGTAGCGGTTCTGGCCCATGGTCCGCGTTCGACAAAAACGACGTCCGCAACACGCTGGACAAGATGTTCGGCGTTCACATGCCGGATTCCGGAATGCTGGACAAGATCAAGGGTGTGGCTGCAGCTCCTGCGGCTCCTGCTGCGCAGCCTGCCACCGGGTACAAGTGGATTGCGCACATGGAAAACAAAAAACCAGGGCACAACAAGTTCTACAAGGTCGAGGTCCATGGCACTGTTTTGACCAAGACCTACGGCAAGATCGGGCAGAAAGGCCACAGCGGCGACGAAGTCCATGCCAGCAACGACGCGGCGGTCAAGGCTGCGATCAAGCTGGTCGGAATGAAGGGCGCAAACGGTTACAGCTATGTCGGCTCTTCCGGCTTCGAGCCAATACCCACCGAGATTCCGCCGATTGTCATCGTCTTCAAGAAGAAGAAAAAACTGACCAAGGCGCAGCAGATAGCGGCAGTTCCGGTACCGGATTACGAGACGCTTGATCCGCATCAAAACTCAAAAATCTACGTCAACATCTCGACTGCGATAAAGAACGCAGTATTGAATGGCGGAGTTACAGGGTTGAAGCAGTACGTCACTTTCCACAACGACGGCTCTGTTTCGGCGAAGCAAAACGTCACTGGATTCAAAACAGGAAAATGTACATCGATCTCGACGCTTGTTCGTCGTCAACAGTTCTACAAGTTCTGCCAGCAAATGCATGCCGCTGCGCTTGGCAAGTTCGATCCGGAAGCAGAAGGCGTTGACCCCGCTGCACTGGGTTCTACTGCCGCTCAATCTGCCAGCCCGAAGGACGGCGATACCAAGCAGGGCGCGGATGGCATGCTGGTGTTCCAAAACGGCCATTGGCACAAAGTTGAACCGGCAGCGCCGATCTCGATTGCCAAGTCAAAGCTTGGCGACCACGTTTCGGTAATGGATTCCTGGCCGCAGACTGGTCCGCAGTTGGGTTCAAACCCTGGCGGAAAGTTCAAGGACAAAGGCGGGCAGGAGTGGTATTGCAAGTTCCCGGCCGACGCCGAAATGGTGCGCAGCGAATTCCTGGCTGCCAAGTTCTACCAGATGCTTGGCGTCGATGTTCCGACGCTGAAGCTGGTCGAAAAGGACGGCAAGCTGGGTATCGCCTCGAAGTGGGTTGATGGGATGAAGAAGGGCAGCGCTGAGAATCTTGCCAGCGCAGCTGGCGCACACCAGGCATTCGCCATCGACGCCTGGATCGGCAACTGGGATGTCGTCGGCATGGCGAACGACAACCTGCTGCTCAACAGTTCAGGCGGCGCTGTCCGCATCGACGTGGGCGGTTCGCTCGACTACCGTGCCATGGGCGGCAAGAAGGGCGCGGACTTCGGCGACACGGTTGCCGAGTTGAAGACCATGAAGGACTACGGCAAGAACGCCAAGGCTGCGGCGGTCTTTGCCGGCGCTACGGACGCATCGATTGCCTGGGGTGGCAAGCAGTTGAACAAGTTGAAGCCGTCGCAAATCGAAGAACTCTGCAAAATTGCCGGGCCTGGCACGGATGCGGAAAAGGCCGCGCTTGCCAAGAAGCTGATTGCCAGGCGCGCTGACGTCCTGAAGCAGATGGGAATTGTCGACCAGTGGGATACGCCTCCGGTCGATGAGACAAAGCTGACCGTCGACCCGGCCGACATCAAGCCGCCGCTTGACTTCAACACGCTGAACGGCGGAAAGCCGGTATCTTCGAAGCAGCACGTCAACGACAAAAACAGCGCCGACAGCGCGGCTCTGGCAGCCTTCGCCATGCAAGGCAACCTGAAGGCGTTGAAGGATTACCACTACGACGCGGTGGACAAGGAGACCGGCCAGTCCATCGGCAAGAAGCCGATTACAGAGCATCCTTCCAACCACATCCAGCAGCAGTGGGCGTCGCTGGTCCAGACGCTGCAGTCGATTGGCTATCCTCCTGTCGAAACATTGGAGATGCCGTCGCTTGGCAGCTTCGGTCTGGTCAGCGAGATTGCCGATGCGGTCGGTTCTTTCGCGCCAGGCCAGAACGTGACGACAATCCCGCAGGAGCACCGTCTCGGGTACTTCATGAAGTTGTGCCAGATCGATGAAGGCGATGCTGTCGCGTTGTTGAAAAGGACGAAGTGGTTCTGGCAGAAGTCAGGAACATCGTTCGCTGGAATGCTCAAGGCTGCCTATCAAAAGGTCAGGAGCACGACCAAGACCTACATCTCAAGTGTGCAGGGTTCTGGTGCTGCAAACCATCTGTGGTCGCATGGCAAGTCGTCATACGACTCGACGCCGATCAACAAGGTGACGGCTGGCATCTACGACGACGCTGTGGATCTTCCTGAAGGCACGCAGATGTGGCGATGGATGGACGACGACACGGCTGGCAAGTCGATGACCAAGCAGCTTCTCGCCACCAAGCCGGGCGCTATACTGCAGAACACGGACTCGATGTGTACCTCGTTCCACGAAAGCTGGGGCGACTCGCCGCACTTTACGAACGGGGACGGCAAGCAGATCAAGATGCGGATTCGCTGCGCGGCAGGGTGCAAAGCAACGCCGACGTATGGCACAGGCTCTCTCGGCAGTGAGGGCGAACTGACAACGTTGCCGGGCCAGCGGTATCTGGTAGTCGATGTTCAGCCTGGCGGTCACAACCACCCGCAAGGCGTATTCATCGACGTTATCATGCTGCCGCCAGACACTGGCTTCGTGGCTCAACTTAAAGGCCAGACGCTGGCGAAATCGTTAAGGAGTAATTCGGAATGGGACAAGAAAGAGACCGTTATCGTGTATCGCCAGGAGCCTTCTCGGACCCGTCAAGCGCGACCAGTCTTGGCAATCCTGATGTAGTCGCCGGCTTGGTTGGTGGATTCGCCGCCAAGGTTGAAGCGATTGCCATGGCAGCGTCTTCCGGAGAGGTTCCGGGAGATTCTGCGCATGCTGAACTTGGCTCTGAGATCACCCGTCTGGCCGGCATCTTCTCCGGGCGTGACCCTGGTTACAGCATCATCAATGGCTATAACGACTTCACGCTGGGCAACAAGCTGAAGATTGACCTGGGACCGCATTGGCATGCTCACCGGCATGAGTTCGCCGATGATCCTGTCGCGGTCCTGTTCGACTGGCTGGCTGCGCTGGTTATCGAGAAGTGGAAGCTGGCCGATGGCGACGACATGCTGTTTGGTGTGATGCTCAAGCCGTCGCTGCAGTACGCGGTCAAAGTTCTGATGGGAGCAGAAGAAAGGATGCCGGCATGATCGTTGTCACCGACTCCGGGTTGTTGAAGTCGCACGTCCACGGCTTTGTGCGCAAAGACGGCACAGCCGTTCGCGCCCATGAGGACTCAAGAACTGAGCACAACGTCGGCGAGCCGTATCGTGGCTTTCGGTTGCGCGTGTTCAAGCGTGAAGGCTCGAAAAAGGCAACAAAATCTGTGTTTGGGCAGATGAAGGCTGGCACGAAGAAAACTGTTACCACGGTGTTCGAGATACTCGACCGGCATGATTACAAACTGGTCGTCAACCCATCCACCGGAGAGAAGTCCTCTGACCACTACCGTGCGCAGGCATGGGCGAATCCTGGCGGCATTGAAGACGCAAAGAAGGCAGTAGACAAAATGCTTGCCGGTGGCGAGACGATGGCGAAGTCGCACGTCCACGGTCACACAAAGAAGGACGGCACGGTCGTCAAGGACTACGAGCGCCAAGGATCGCTGTTCCGCATCAAGCACACCGACTCCGGCAAGATCAAGAAACTGAGTACGCAGCCGCACCAGAAGATTGTCGCGCCGCAGTACGGCATGGGTGGCGGCTCGTTCCTGTTCCACACGCTGCCGAAAGCGCCGCCCAAGGTCTACCACCCGAAGAACGGCGACAACGGTAAGCCGGTCGGGATCTACAACCCGAATCATCAGACTGCGCCTGAAACCTGGCACGACCAGAAGAAGACGGCGACGTTCATCCCTGGTGGCGCTTGCCCGGACGAATTGAACGGACTCGCGTTGTCACCCTGGCTGGATCATCCCAAGACCGACGAAGAGTGGGATTACGTCGAAGGGCAGATGGAAGACCTGGACGAGCCTGTCATGCATCTGAAGCAAGGACTCAAGCCGGCATCAGGCTGCATCATCAAAGAGCCGGATGGTCGTGTCTGGCTGGTGTCTCCGACCAACCAGTTCGGCGGCTATAAAAACACGTTCCCTAAAGGGAAAATCGAGGACGAGATGTCCTGGCAGGCGAATGCCATCAAGGAAGTGTTCGAAGAATCCGGCCTGAAGGTGAAGATCGTAGGCTATGCCTGTGACGTCGACCGGACGTCATCTGTAACACGCTACTATCATGCGGTTCGTGTCGGAGGAACGCCTGCGGACGTTGGCTGGGAGAGCCAGGCAGCGCATCTTGTTCCAGAGTCAGATCTTCATCTGTATCTGGATAGCGAAGCAGATCACGATGTCATCAGCAAGGCTGGCATGAAGTAAAACATCTAGATTTCGCAGTTATACGTCAATTCTGCTGTGTCTCATGCGTTATGCCTCATGGTGTCCAAGCATTCCTGGTATGCCGCAACGCCCATGAGGTGCCGCCGTCCTGTCAGCGCCGACTTTCCTGCACTTATCTCGCATCAGTGCAATCATCCGCTCGCGCTCCTGCGCTCTATCACTGTGGAACTCCGCCGCTCTCCAGCAATCGCGCAGCAACCTCAGCGCCACAGTGTCGTCGGTCGGCATGTACTTAGGGTTTTGCGTAGCCATCCAGTCGTCGAAGTTCATCGCATGCACTCCCCGCATTCGTGGTCGCTGCATGTGCAGGGACCAACCTGCACCAGTCGCAAGTCGTTGTGCTTATAGAGCGGAGTCCATGCCCCGCTTTGCTTTCGCACATCTTCAATCTGTGCGTCCATGATCGGCCCCTCGTAGCATCCGTCGCTGCAAAACCGAATCCACGCCACAGGCCGCCGTCTCGCAAGCGCCGCCGTTGGCGGTTTCGGCAGTGGCATCCATTGCGCAGCGGCCATCTTCTTGTTGCTGTGCCAGAATATCCCGCCAATCCACGCGCCGTGAACTGTCTTTCCGTCACGCACAAACAGCACTTCTTGCGCCTCTTGCGGAAGCTCATCAACCACATCACGCCAGCGCGGCGCTTCTTCGGCCAGGCGCAAACAGTCCTGCATCAAGCGCTCGTTGTAGTTGCACAGTTTTGCAAGCTCGTCGCGCTGCTCAATCAGTCCAGAAACAAACCCGCCCTGCTCAAGTTCTTCCGTCGTCACTCCGGCGCAAGCATTCACGCAAGCCACAATGCGCCGTGCGTCGTTCTTCCCGCTGGCTATCGCCACAGGGCCGCTCTCGCCGTCTGGTGGGTAAATGCCGCATTCGTGGTCAAGTGTCCCCTCGAACGGCGGCGCGTTGAATTTGTGCTCCGACCACTCCCAACGCTCTTTTGTGTGTTCCATTGCGCATCCTTTCGTTGTCAAAGGCATAACACGTCGCTCAACCCGGACGCAGGCGATAAGGCCGCCTGCGCCGGTTAGCTAGGCGTTCGGCGTCATCAATCGAACCGCCATCCAAAAACCGAGAAACACGGCGTCACCGTCACGCGCATTTCCCAGTCGCTCTCGACGATGGCTGTGCGCCACCCCTTAACGCGCACCACTCGCCGCTTGTGACCGCCAGGCCCAGTCATCCATCGACGCCAGATGATCGCCCAGAGAAGCCCAACAAGGCGCTCAAGGCGGGACGCGCGAACATCCGGCGCAGCTTCGTTTGGCTTGGTCACGCGCGCCACTTAGCTGGTTCGTTAGCCGGCATGAGTTCTCGCGTCGTCATGCCGGCCATAACATCAAACCGTGTGCGTGCCTTCGACGCCACGCCGCATACGCTCGATGGTGCGCTGTTGCAGCCAGTGCTGTGCTTCTTCCAGGTGGGTCAGTGCGCAAGCGTTCGCTTTGCAGGCATACTGCCCCGCCTGGAACCCACGCAGGCGGTCACACAGCACCGCAAGCAACGCCTCGTGAGTAATGCCATTCACGCCGTTGCCGTCCGCGTTGATCGGGCCGTTTTGAAAGCGCAGGTGCGTCGGTACCGCCTCGCCACCTTCGATGTCGTAGGCGTGGTTTGCTCCACCGTGCCCAGGTTCGTCCAGCACGGTAATGGTCAGCGTGTCATTGCCGGGGTTAATCTTATGGTCAGTCAAAGTTCGCACGTTCATATCCTCTCAGTGGTGCCACGTTTTAGCGTGTCGTGGCTAACACGTCATTCGTTAGAACTCATGACCGCGCCATCTCTAAGATCGCGTTGCTGCCGATCAGCGCCTCGTACTGCTGCCGCACGGCCGCGAACTCGTCCGCGCCGTAGGCAACGGAATTTCCGCAGTTCAGGCGGTGCGTGTTTTCGGCCTGCATGCCAGCCACTTCGCAGTTCAGCAGCGCAATTTGCGCCATCACAAAAGCCACTTCGCCCTCTCTGAGTTGCATGGTCTATTCCCTCCTGAGTTCTAACATTTGCGTCAACGCGGACGCTCCGCTTCGCTGCGCGCCGGTTACGCCAGCGTTGCGTAATCAATCGACACTGTCTTCGTAGAAGTCAAACATCGCATCTTGCCGGTGGTCGACTGGCATCT